CATTATCTGTTAATATAACAATATTCATTACTCCAAGCTCTTCAAGATTGATTAATTGGTCTTCACTAAGATCAGAACCAAATATACCAGCACAGTTTTTAATTCCTGATTCGTACAATCTCCAAACATCACCTTGACCTTCTACAAGAACAATAGTTGATGTTTGTTGAATATATGGTTTAGTAACCCATAACCCATATAAAAAGAATGATTTTCTGAAACCTTTACTATTAAACCATTTTGGCTTAGTGTTCTCGTTAGTTGCTCTTCCAACACATCCAACATATTGAAAAGTTTCATCATATACGGGTACGACTGCTCGATTGAACATTTGTCTATTAGAATTATAACACTCTCCAACATCAAAAGCTATTAAAGTTTCTGGTAAAAATCCTCTATTTATATAGTATTTTGACGGAATATCAAGAGTTGATATTACTTGCTCTCTAGATATATTTAATTCTATCTTTTCAGATTTACGAGTTAAAATTTCATTAATCTTATTAATTTCATAGATGCTTTCACTTATCTTTTCTTCTGGTATATCTATGATCTTTTTATTTAAGAATGATAATGCAAAATTAATAGCTTTGTAGAAATTAACTTCTTTACCCTCTTTCTGTGATAGAACACCCCTTACAAATCCAATCATATTCTTACCATAGTCTTTTTCGCAAGAATGTGTCCAACATACCCAGTTTCCTTTAGTTTTAGCTCCATCAGTAAATATGCATGATCCTTCACAATTATCTCCTCCATGCACTGGACATGGAAATGCTAGTCTATTAGGAAATTCTATATATTCAATTTTTAAAGCATTAAGTAGAGACGGGGCTTTATCCGATAACTCATTACATATCGAATAAATCTTCTCCCGACTCACTTTCTCGAATTTCGAAGGAGTTGTCTTGACTTGCATTTGCCGCTCCATTCTTAAGTTCATCTCTAGTGTACCACTCAGTAAGTTTAGCAATTGCACCATTCATTTTAACATTGATATAGTTGCCATATTCAAGTCCAGATCCATGCCTAGCTTTAATGATAACAAGTTTACGATTTCCATTCTCATCGCCATCATCTGCCACTTCTTCGTCACTTTTCATTTGAAACTTAGCAACGGTAGATGCGAGCCACTGAAGTCTATCAGATTGTGCGATTTCCTCTTCTCGATTAAGTTGCACAAAAGATAAACATGGTAAGTCGTATTTAATACAGAAGTCATTCATCTTTGTGATCTGAAAGCCTAAAGCTTGATATTCTTGCATAGCAGCGGTTAGTCCAGCTGAACTCATCAACTTGAAATAATCGTATATGATTAAGCAATCTTTAGTTCTTCCATTCTCATCGAACCCAACGTATTGATGCACCCATCTTTTAATGATATTAAGTATATTATCAAACGGCTGACCCGCAATTGATATATAGTGATATGGTATCTTTTCAATTAACTTAGCTGCGGCTATTACTTTTTCTTTAGAATTAAAGACTTTGGCAAAAGAACCTTTAGCAATCTCATTGATCTTAATTCCACTAATATTTGCCAGCATACGATTTCTTTGATCGCCAAGATCCATCTCTGTATCTAAATACAACACTGGAATGTTATAAACTTCTGAAACATATTTTGCAACATTAGTAGAGATAACACTTTTACCAACGCCAGTTCTAGCTCCTATTAGAGTGACTGACTTTCTTCTAAGGCCACCACCAATAGCTTCGTCAAATCTAGGAAAGCCCGTAGGAATACCAAGATAATCAGAGGGATTATTAATAAGATATTCAACATACTCATCAATATTTTCCCCCAAAAGAACTGTCTTATTGTTCTGCTCTTTATATGCAAGAGATGTAATCTCCATAATTGGAGTTTCAACCATGCCAATAATATCTTCAACACTCTCATCTCCTGTGATTTTAGTCATCGACTTATCACATATAGATAATGTCTTCTTGATATCTCTAGCTAATTTAAGTTTAGTTAGCTTAGCTGCAAATTTAGGGATATTATCTTTATTTATGGGAAAATTAAAAAGCGACCGGATGAAACTCATCTCGGTCGATTTATTAATTAATTCATACACGCCCAACTTTTGAGCTGTTGAGAATATAGAGAGATATTCAATATTCTGATTATTGTTGATAACGTCTTGCAAGCATGTAAATATAACCTGATTTAATTCGTGGCTAAAATACTCTGCTTGCAAAAAGTCAAGTTCAACATAAACTTCCAGTCCGAACTGGCAGATGCCAGCTAGGACGGCACGTTCAACTGGAAGGTTCTGCAATTCGGACTGGCTCATATTAATTCACTCCATAAAACTTCTTCACAACCCAAGGCAATTGATGATAAGCAGAAACTATTTTATCTGCCTGATCTTGTGTTAGCTGGCGATTTTCTAATGCCAGATTCTTTTCAGCGATGAGTTGATTATTTGCCTCAAGCAATCTCTTGTTAGAATCTAATACGCTGTCAATATATTCTTGTAATTCTGCAAGCTGTAGTTCATATTCAAGGACTTGCTTGTCTAACTCATCAATTCGTTTCTTCAACTCCTCTTCTGCGGAAGTTCCAAACTGACGATTAGCAAGCTCGTAAACATGAATAGTTTCAATCTGTGCTACTGAATTTTTAATAATTTCTAATTGATTGTATACGTTTAATGGATTCTTTTCTTCGCTCATTGTATTCTCCTTAAGGATAGATTCTATAAATTGGATATGGATAATATACAGGTTGATACATTTGAACCTGTACTGGTACATAAATTGTTCTAGGCACAACCACATACTGCGGTTGTTGTACTACGTATTGATATTGGACTACGATTGGTTGAGGTTGTTGAACCACAACTGGAATTTGTGGATTAACCACAAAGAATTGACCTAACGACATTGCCGCTAATGCTACTAGTGTATTCATTTTATTGTCCTGCTGGGATTGGAATAGGAAAGAAAAAATGTCCTGCCAATCCACCAACTAAAAATCCAAATAAGAATGGCACAATGGGCCATTTACGACTGGTATCAAATACTATCCAGCTCACTGTAGACTTTCCTTTCATAACTGCATAAATATCATATGCTATTAAAAAGAAAAAGGTTCCTACTAGCCAAATGAATGTGAGGCTAAATATTATCTCTGTCATTCAACTCTCCTATGATTGTACTACTGATTATTCTATACGACACTATACAGTAGAATGTTATGAATAGTATAAATCCTATTTTGAAATATGTCAAGACCCCGAACTCCCAAATCCATTTTCTCCGCGAGAAGTTTCGCTTAGATTGTCAACGGCTACAGGAGTAAAATCTGGAGAGTATTGAATTAAAATTTGTGCAATTTTATCTCCAAAATTAAAAGTTTGATATTCATCGCTTTCATTAACTAGTAAAACCTTCACTTCTCCTCTGTATGGCGAATCAATCACTCCAGCCATAGTATCGATCCCCTTCTTAACTGCGTGGCCAGAGCGAGGCCAAATTAGCCCAACAAAGCCCTTTGGGATCGCTACTGCAATGCCAGTTGAGATAAGTCTGCGTTGACCCGGAGCAATTGTAATTGTCTCTTGCTCGTCATTATACAAGTCAAGCCCGGCATCAAATGTGTTAGCTTTGTCTGGAAGTTTTGCAGTGGGTGTAAGTAATTTAACTGCTAGTTCACGACTTTCAAATATACTCATGATTTCCCTTTCAATAAACAAGATTCACAGCGATAAAATTCTCTTGCGTATAGAGGCAGAACCTTTTCAGCCTTGCCGCACACTTCACACTTTTGTTCTACTTTAACAGCATCAATTGATTTTCTACTTCTTTCAGTAGGCTGAACTGAAGGTGTTTCAATATCTTTTGCTTCTACTCCATCATCGGTAAATTTATTATTTCTTTCACTTACCAAGACAGAAACTTTCTTACCGTATTTTGCAGAGATTACGGATTCTTTGTTAACTCTGAATTGATCTGTAATATCAAATTTACTTGATGCAGCCTTCATATGTTGTCGCTGGCTTGGAGTCGGAATGATAGACGGAATTCTGTCAATTAATGGAGTTTTAGCTAGTTGTATCTTTTCATCTAGCAAATCTTTTGCAGCGTCAAAACCATCAAGCATATCCAACCCCATATTAATTAGTTCCACATCCCCTAAAGCCTTTCCTTTGGCTATAATTTTTTTAGCTTGTTCCTTAAGATCGCTCATAGCTTTTATTCCTTCCCATATTTTCAAAAACTTTCATAGCGGTTTCCACTGATCCAATTATTGCTTCTCCAGTTAATATTCTAGCTTCAGCTGTTGTTTTAAGCATTTGCAATTTTAATCCTGATTTATGATTTCTAATAGCTGAATGATACTTCTCTTCCCATTTGGCATATTTATCATGACTAACGCCCGTAACAATATACCATATGCCTTGTTCTGCCCAAGCTTTAACAGCTTTTTCTCTTGCTATAATACTTTTTACATGCATGAGATATTGATTGAGCAAGAAGATTGAGGCTTGATAATCTGGAAATGTCATGGATTTTAATTCTTCGCGAGAGTAGTTTAATATCTTTCCCACCTCATCCGCTTTGTCTCCAAAATCAGTACCATAATCTATTTTACTCTCTCTGATCCAATTGTCAATGTTATCGTGAAACTTTTTTATCTTATCTTCTAATTCCTCCATATCTTGCCTCTCCACTCTTCAATAGATTCGTTATGAAACAGTTCTATTAATTCTAAATTATTTATTTCACACCACTGCTTCTTATCCCTATCTCTTGCCTGAGCTTTATAAAAATCCATTTTACTTTTAAAAAAGAAGTTATTAAACTCTGTGTGTTGTTCACCATGAACTTCAACAATAAGTTTTCTTATAGGAATGAAAAAATCTGCCTTTAGGGTGGATTTTCTAGTTGATGTCTTTGTTCCGGGCAACACTAACTCTTCTAAAATTCTATCATTAGGATATTTCTCCTTTAATAGTTCTTTAGCCTTATTATGTAGTCCAGACCTTTTTGACGTATCAACAATATTATTACTTGGAATCCATGAATATTCTTGCTGATCCAATCCTATAATTTTCAATATAACATTTCCTTAACTTTAAGTTCAAGTAAAGCATAGAACTCTGGATGTTCACCAAGATAATTGTATACTTTTTCCTGCCCTTGAAGTTTAACCTTTTCACTCTCAATAAAATCTAGATTATACCATGACCCAGCAACTGAAATTAATCCAAGATCAATAGCAATCATAAGAATCTCTTGAACTTTATCAATGCCGTGACCAAATCTAATCCAACTTTCACAAGTCTTATATGGTGATCCAATAGAAGAACATAGCACATCCCATGTTACCTTGAGACCAATGACATTCTTATTCTCTTTAGAAGACCCCGCAGCTTCCCAAGGTGCTACTGTCTTGACTTCCATGCGAGTATCTGCTTGGAATTGGATCTTAACGCCGCCATCGGCCATTTTTGACTTACCATAGCCACTTGTATTAGTAATCATGTGTGTAATAAGAATAATTAAGCACTTTTGGTTAGGAACTGTTTGCCCCAATTTCTTAACAAAATCAGAAAGAATCTTAGGTAGCCCCGGTCTTGTCATACCACTAATATCCTCATCAAGATCTCGCAAAGGAATAAGTGATGAGATAGAATCAATTACTAGGACACAACCTTCATTTTCTTTTGCTGCTACTAATTTTCTTGCAATATCAAGAAATGTTTCTGCCGCCAATGGTTCATCGCCAGAACGAATGACCTGAACTTTAGATGGATCGATCCCCGGAACTTCAAAGTTCATTTCTTTTAAACGACCCTCAACGTCAAGATAGATGATCTTACGACCAAGAGCTTGACAGTTGGCGATAATCTGCATAGTTGTTGTAGTTTTTCCGACCTTTGGGGGGCCAGACAAAATCATCCAAGAACCCTCTTTAACACCACCACCGAGAGCCAAATCAATAGCAGGACTAATTGATATGGTTTTGTAATTTCTCTTCGTCTCAAGGACTTTATCTCCTGTAGTAACATAGTCGCCGTATTTTTTTATAAACTCTTTGTCCATCACAGTGTCAGCCATTTTCAATTTCCTTTAGTCTCTGCAATAGTGTCTTGTTTCCAAAAGATTGTCTGGGTGTATAAATAGACTCCTTGACTTCTATTATCTCAATTGTATCATGCTTTGGAGCGTTGTCAAGCTCAATTCTGATTTTCTGCAAAGAACTTTTAACATTCCTAGCCCCCAGAGAAATAGTCCTGATGCCTTCTTTGGAATTAACAAATTTCATCATAGTGTCTTCGCCAAATTCTTTGATTAGTTTATTTGCTAATCCTATTTGACGAATATATATGCTTTTCCATTTGCCTTTATTCCAAAATTTATAAGGTAGTGTTCCAGCTTTTTCATGTTTTGCTTGTCTCTGGCAAATAATCTCAGCAACATATTGAGCAGGAGTACAAAAATCCCCGGTGGACGGGGATTTATATTTGCTTAGATCTGTTCGTCTTTTTGACATTTACAGTTATCTCCACAAAGCTTTTTTTTCTTATACAGTAATTCTAAATTATCTGGAGTTATATGTCTTATTTCTGAAGCTGGACCTAGATTAAATTCAGGCCAAT